GGTGATACTAAAGTTAATCTTGATGCAGTTGGGTTGTTACCAGTTGCAAAACCAGATGTTGTTAGAGACGCTCTTGTAGTTAAAGGTGTTGCAGCGCCTGCGTTCCATGTAAATGTTTTACCATTTGCAATGGTTGCAATTAATACTTGACCAAAGTTATCTAAACTCCAAAGACCTGGTTCAAGAGTTACTTCTGATGCTAATACACCTTCACCCCAATCAGAAAAATTTGTAGCGTCTACAACTGATGTGCCATCAGCATGAGCTGCTTTACTTGTTCCATCAACTTCTCTTGTAATTGTTGTTAAGTTTGGTGACGATACACCTGTGTATGAAATTAATTCGCTTTCTACTAATATTCTACCTGCCGAACTAAAATTTGTTGTTGCATCTAATGTAATTGAAGTCCCTGATCCACCTGTACCAGCGGTGTCATTTAACAACGCTCCATCTAAATTAGATGTTGCAGCTCCAGGAACTGATCCGTTCCATTGTGATATACCAAAACCATAACCATAAGATTGTGCAGCTGGACCCACTTTTTCATAAGGCTTAACTGCAATACTTCCACCTGTTGATACAGTTGCACCAGCATTAGAACTTTGTGTAATTGTAAAAGTTGTTGGCGTTGGAACTGATGTTACCTGAAATAATTTATCTTCAAAGTCTGATGCACTAAAACCTGTACCACCTGGTAATGTTACACTATCAAATAAAACAATATCTCCAGGTTCTAAGTTATGTGATGTAGAAGTTGTTATTGTACAAACAGGATTGTTGTTAACTGTTGCAATTGTGGAAGAACTTAATGTAGATTTTAAAGGTGTAATATCATGTAGTTGTCCTTCAAAATATAAAAGTAAAAATTTATCTGTTCCTAATGCAACGTATCTGTTTCCATCTAAATCAACAAATGCATGAAGTTTTCTTGCAACACCTGTAACAGATTCTGATACTAAAGAAGACCAACCTCCTACTTTTTCTGGTAGACCGTATCTAAATCTAACATTGTCAGAGTCTATCCATCTATTCTCTGCACCTGCAGTTGTGTCCTGTTTATCTATTCCAGGTAGAAAGCTATATTCAATAAGAGCCATGATCCGTGCTCCTTATGCCGTGTTAGTTTTGTAAGCCCAGCCTCTTGTTGCATCTACATACACTAACGTAAAAGCTTGACCATTAGTATTTAATGTTAGGTTTGATGTACCTGAATTTATTGGTTGACTATTTCTATTAACAATTAAACTGTTGTTTGCAAAAGTCCCTCTTGCATCAATAAACGTAACCTCTGATCCTACTGCTGGTGATGCAGGTAAAGTTACAGTAATTGGGTTAGCTGTCGTATTTGCAAATATTTGATCACCATCTACTGCTGTATACGCAGTGATTGTTGAAGAATTTAAAGTTACATAACCTTTATTACGAATACCTAGACTAACATTTGTGCCATCAGAATATACTAAAGATTTAGATCCAATCGGTAATACAACTCCACTTCCTGATACAGTTTTAACTGTTATTGTGTATAACGCAGATGTGCCTCTTGTTGTTGCATCTTCAAATATAATAATTCTTTCAGAGCCATCAGGTATAGTTACACTTCTGTTTGCACCTAATGTGCCTGTTAATTTAATGTATAAATTCTTACCATTTGATGTTGCACCATTGTCAAGTGCTAAAGCTAAATCTCCAGATGCTAATTGTGATGAAGATAAATAACCTGAAGATAATTGTTCTAAAATTTGTAAGTTTGTATTAGTGATCGTACCCCAAAGACCTGCTTTTTCACCTGTTGCAATTAATTCTAGTTTTGAATTTGTTGAAAAACTTGATGCCATAATTCTCCTAATACGGGTCTATTGGTGTCCAAACCATTGTCGCTCCTGGATCAATGTCGTTCCAAGTAATAA